ACGAGCAGTTAAAAAACGTCCTCATCTTAGAGAAGAAATTTTGTGTAGTGCTGACTTTATTGAATTTTTAAAAGGAATTTAAATGGAAAAAATTGAATTAACACAATGTAGAATATGGCCTGACAAAGTGCATATTAATGAAATTTGTTCAAATAAGTATAATCGTTGTTGGAGAAAAAGTCAATTAAAAACACTAGTTAAAATTAAATTAGATGCAGTTAAAAATATGCCAGTTTCTGGAGAAAATCTGTTGACTGAAGAACTTCTTAAAGAATAAATAAGGACAAATATGACACTTTTCTTCATTAAAAAAGATGCACCAATAGCATCTTTCGTACATTAAATCCATCCTGATTCTGATAAAACTTTAGATTCTTCCTTCCATTTACTGCCTATGTCTGTACGGTACATCATATTGCTTATAATGACTTTAGAAACTCTATCATAAGCCATTTCAATAGCTTCTTCCATTGAACTTCCTGATCCTGTTACCACTAAAGGATAACCAGTCATTCCTGCAATAAGCCATTCTCCGTCCTCTTCTTTCACTTCTGAAGGCCAATATCCTGATTTATCTTCATTTTCAATGATTATCAAGCTATCTTCTGAATACTTCTCAAAACTCTTTTTATCCTCATAAGGAAAAGGAGGGGTAGCAATCACCACACAGGCTGAATAGTCAGAATGAACTTTTAGAGGCTCTGTAGCCCCATTAGCGAGGCCGTAGAGCCATTCTCCAAGGTCATTCTCAATCGTCTCCATCTTTAACTGAATCGTTGGATAGCCAAACCTACAAGTATACTCTAAAGGGTATACTTTATCATCACTCATAATGCAATTTATATCAATATAACCGTGATACCCTTGTATTCTATCCCATATTGGGTATAAAATCTCTTGAAAGAGCTTATTGTTAAAATCTGTCCAAAACATTGTAGTTCCCATTTCACCAGTGTTAGGCCCAATGTCATTATTCATTAATTTTTTATGTTCAAAACTTATTTCTACTGGCTCTACAAAGTTTTTACCATTAAAAAATGCTGATACAGCTACTTCAACTCCTTCTATGTATTGTTGAATTTCAATAGAAGAGATTTTTTTAGCATATTGTTTTTCATAATGATCTAATTGAGAAATAATATCATCCCCATTTTCATCTTTTCCAACATAAGTAAGAGCTTTATCATCTCCACCCTTACCATCTGGTTTAATAACATATCTTCCTGGATTTTTAAATATATATTCTTTTGCTTTTTCAATATTAGAAAATTTTTCTGTAGGAAGAATTTCTAATCCTATTGCTTCCATTTCTTGTTGACCAAATGCTCGATCTAATTCAATTTTATCTGTATATTCATTTCCACCTATAACAGAATAACCTTGTTCAGTAAGTTTTTCAGCTTCTTTACCAAATCCTGTATCATCAAAGATTATTAAATCGGAAGTTTCTAATTCACTATGCCAATCATCTGTTTTATTAATAATTCCATCCATAACAGTTTTTAAATGTTCATCCTTAATCCACATTATAACTTTATGACCTTCAGTTTTAAAACGATAAGCTAAAGGAGCAGATTCACCATAAGTTGAAACTATTAAGATATTCATTTTCTACTCCTGCATCTCGGACAATCACATTTATTAGAAGGAAGTTTATCTAATTCAGCATGAGGTTTTTCTGTTCCAGGATACCAAGTAAATGTTGCCTTACATTCATCACAATGTCCTATAAACATTTCATCATCTGCTTTTGAACCAAGTGTTTGGTTACAAACAGGACATTTGACTGGTTTTTGTTGTTTAAGCCAAAACTTATCTTCATACATTGAACTATTCCTAGTGAATAATAACTTTCACAATTCCAGCAATAATCCCTCCTGCTATAGTTCCAGTCACAGCACCCCATATTTTAGATTTAGTTTGTAAGGAAGCAAGCTCTTCTCTCATAGGAATGATGTGTTTTTCTGTTATATCATCAACTTTTTTCATTAATTTTTCAATTTCAATTAGAAGAATATCAATTTCTTTTTTTGCCATAACACATTTCCTCTTTATCGTGCAATAGTTTTTAAAAGTTTTTTTCCAACTTCATATGCTACTCCTGCTCCTGTAGCAGCACCACCAATTTTTAATGCTTTTTTAATTAAATCTGCTCGTTGTGCAGCAGCAGCAAAATTAGCCATTGCTTCTCCTACTCCTGGTTCTGCTTGAGTAATAGCTTTTCCTAATTTATCTACAGCTTTAGAAATTGTAGCAATAGAACTTTTACTAATTAATTGTTTAGGAGATACTCCTTGTTTAGCTACTTTTAAGTGATCTAAAATTTCTTGAAGTTTAGTTCTAAAATCCAGTATTCCTTGAGGTTCCATAACTTCATTTATTTTTTCAGGTGTCATTCCAGCTAATTTTTTAACAGGAGGAAGCATTTCAACAATTGCTTTTCTTGATCTTGGATCACTAACTTCTTCTAAAGGTTTAATTAAGCCAGCAGATTCTTGAGCAGCACCTAATTCTTCTCCTGCAACTGCTTTACTTGGAGCAGTTAAGATTTTAGGAAGTTTACTTTTTACAGCAGATAAAAATTCAGGAATTGCTTTAACTCCAGCAGCTAATTCAGGAACTTTACCAAGCATAGAAGCTGTAGTAGCTAATTCTGGCCCTTTTGCTACTAATGTACCAGCAGCAGCACCAAGAATAGGATGCTCTTGACCAAATTTAGATGTAGCAATTTCTTCTCCTGTCTTTTCAAGAGAAGGACTTGTTATTAAAGTAGGAGTAGAAATAAGTCCAGGATCAATGTCTTGTTGAGCCATTGGAGTAGATTTTTCAAGATGTTTAGCTACTTCGTCTAATGAATACCCTGCTTTCAATGCTCCTTGAACATCAAAATTAGAGTGTTGTTTAGATAAGAAATCAGTAATTTCTTTATCACCGTATCCAGATTTTCTTGCAGCATCAATATCAAAAGCCATGATTATTTACCTCCTTTAAAGAAACTGTCCAATGGAGGTTTTGTTCCTGAAGGTTTATTAGATGATTTTTTAGAAGTTTGAATATTATTTAAAATATCATGTATATCTCCTTCATCAAAACCAGACTGTTCTAATCCTCGTTGCGTTACAAAGTCAAGAATTTCTGGATCAACAAGTTCTTTTGCAGCAGTACCAATTGAAGCTCGTTTAATAATAGATTGTTTTACAATTGATTTATTAAAATCTGACTGTCTTTGTAAAACTTTTTGGAAAGCTTTAAGAAAGTCATCAGCATCAATACTTACTGGTTCATTTATTAAAAATTCTTTCCAATCAGCATATTTTTGTTTTGCAGTTGTAGGCATTAAATTATTAACTTCTTTTTCAGCCAATTGACCATTACCAATAAGAGTACGAGCAGTTTCCATAGCAACTTCATATAAAGTACGTTTAGTATTAAGATCAGTTTCACTAAGACCTTGATTAATAGCTGTAATACCTCTATTTGCATATTGATATGTTTGAGCAGCCATTTTATCTGATCCACTTGCCCATTTACCATAGTTAAAAGCATCAGCAAGTTTATCAGCAGCAGTTAATTGAGTTTGATTTTTTCGTAACTCTAACATTCCTTTCATAGCTTCTGATCTTGTATAAATAGAACCTGCATAACTAACACCTCTTCCTTGATTAACTAAATCATTTAAATCTTTATGAGTTGAGCCTTTAGGTAAATCTGGAACAATTTGACCTTTTGCTTCTTTTTCTTTATTTTGAGGAAGATCATGCCATTGAGTATTGTAGACTTGATATTGTTCTTCAGATGCAGGAGCATTTTTATTAAGTCCTAATTGAACTTTGCCTTCTTGAGTAAATGCTTCTTTAGGAAATAATTGTGTAAAAGTAGATTGTTGAATAGCCTTACGCTCTGCTTCTAATGAAGGTTGTAATCCAGGAGTAGGAACTCCAATTTGTGCAGATGGAGAAATTGGAGCAGTAGAAGGAGTAACTGCTACTTCAGGAGCAGTAGTAGCAACTGTTCCAACTGTAGCAGGAACTTGAGTAGAAACAGGAGTAGTTGAAGTAATAGGTTTAGAAGTTTTAGCCAAAATTCCTAAAAGTTCCTGTTGTTTTTGTTCTTGTTTAGCTTTTCTAACTTGTTCCTGCATTTCTAAAGTCAATTTTTGTTGCTCTAATTTTCTTCGTTTAAGAACATCAGCTAATTCCATTCCTTTTTCAAGAGAGGGAACTACTTGACCTAAAGCTTGTCCAAACCCTTGTGGTTGAGCAGCTAAAAGGTCTTGAACTGAAATTTGAGGTACTTGTGATTGAGCCATTTTACTTTCCTCCCTCTTTTTTAGGGACTATTTTCATATATTTTGATTTAGTTAAATCTTTCATAGCAATCTTTCTTTGAGTTTCATTTTTATGTTCTAAAACTTTAGATACAATTGCCATAGATAAAGCATTTCCTTTAACTGTTTGTTCTTTATCCATGTTATAATCCTTTTCCAACTAAATAACCACCAGTACCAATAAGAGCTTGATTTAAAGCAGCTTGATTAGCATTATACCCAGCAGCATTAGCAATATTAACATTTGTTTGTATTCCTGCAATACCTAACATATTAGCAAGTTGCTGTTGATCAATTCCAAGAAGTTGACCAGCTTGCAGAATAATATCAGAACGATTATTATTTAATAAAGTAGTTATAGTTTCTTTATCAAGACCTAACTTTGTTAAAGCAGCCCCCGCTTGAGTTTGAAATAAGGTATCTATACCTTTTTCTTGTCTAGCTGATTGTGCTTGAAGAGTTTGAATATCTAAAGTTTTAGAAAAATCAGAAGCTTGTGTTGCAGCTTGTGAAACTGGTGCAGAAAGAGCTTTAGCAGCTTGTCCTGTCCGACCTCCACCAGTAGCAGCCAATTGTTGCCTAATTAATTGCTGTTGAAGAGGGATATTTCTAGCAGCAGTTTGTGTTTGTAAAGCTTTAGCTTTTTCAGCAGCCATTTGTTCAGCAGTTCCTACTCCAGTTAGATTTGTTTGATACGCTTTAGCAAGATCAGTTGCAGTTTTAGTATAGCTTTCTCCTAATCCTTTCATCCCTGATTCATATGCTGGATTAAGTGCTTGTAAAGCAGTAGTTTGTTGACCTACTATTCCTTTTTGGGCTTCAGTTGATTTTCTAATATCTTCCATCATAGCTGCTGTATCAACTGATGCTTTTTTCTTTTTTCCAAGAACACTATTTAAAAGTCCTGCTCCCATTGTTCCTGCTCCAATTGCTAGCAATGCTGGTACCATAACACATCTCCTTTACTTAAATTGATTGAAATTTTTTCCATCCATTGGGGAATTTAACATATAAATAAAAATCTGTACCATCTATTACAGGTATAATATCTCCAACTTGTCCATCTGTACTTTTAGGAATAGAAGTTCTTGGATTATGTGAGTGAGCAATAACATCTAAATCTTCAAAACTTCTCCTAATTGCTGGGTCTTTAATTGTAAAATATTGATTATTCATATTAACCTGTTATTACATTCTTTTGTTTTCTTATAAAAGCTTCTAATTTTAAAGATTGAATTTGTACTTCTTTAGAATCATCATTACTAATTCGTAACATTATAGATTGCCCATAGGGAATATTAAGAGTATAATCAGGTCGTAATCTAATAAAACTCATTTTATTATTAGTAGGAAGAATCCAAGTAGTATCTCCATTATTATTGTATAGCATATACCAAGTAGTTCCAGTATCAGTAGAAAAATAAACTGTAAATGTAGCTCCTGTATTTCCTAATTGAAGTAATACTTCATTTAATATTTTTACTTTTTCAGCATTATTAACATACTCTGTAGAAAATTCATAAGCTTTTGTGTAGATTTCTAAATTTATAGCATTGCCTTTATCTTGTAGTCCTTCAAAAAATTTAACAATATCTCCTGTTACTGAATCTCCATAATAAGGGCTATTAAAAAAATAAGATAAAGTAGAAATATTCATATCTTTATGAACTCTCCATTTACCTTCAAAATCTAACTCAAAAATTATATTGTTATAAGAATTACCAAATTCAGATGCAGCTAAAAAATAACTTTTGTTATAAAAAATAGACGCTACTCTAATTTGATCATTATTTCCAATAAACCAATTTATAGTAACACTATGAATAACAGGAACTTTATTCACAGAAGCCGTTATTTCTGCTTTATACTGTACCCATTCATAAACAGGAATACTAGGAGTAGGAAAAAATCCATTTGCTACTGTATACCAAGTCGCTCCAGATAATCCTCCAGAAGATGCAGCACTTTTCATATAAAATACTACAGTTGATCCATTAGTTTGATAGTCTGCTTGAAAGATATCCCAACCAGAAGGTGTAACTCCAGTATCAATTGCATCAGAAATAAAAGTAGATGCTAAACTCCAAGAAAAAGTAACAGAAGAAATTAAAGCAAGACCAGAACCAACAAGAAGTTTAATTTTTACATATTGTTTAACAATCGCTAAACTTAAAATGGAATAAGAAGAAAAATTTATTCCATCATCTGATGTTGCTATTGTAACAGTATTCCCTGATCCACTAGATACCATAGAAAGTACATCATAACTTGTCACATCATCAGAACAGTCTATTACTGGACTAATCCAAATGGCAGTTGGAAATGCAGAAATTTGTGGTGCTGGAACTGTTGGAACATATCTATCATCGTTGGTTGTTAAATTCCAACTAAATCTATAAAATCGTAAATTATCATAAGGAAAACTTGTATCTAATCCTGATGGATTATTTAAAGTATAGATACTTATTCCTGTAAGAAATAAAGGATCATTAGTAGCTTCTAAAACTAAATCTCCAGCAGTAGAAATATCAGGAAATGAAGTTGAACCTGCATTAATAGTTAATGATTTAAGACTTATAGATTTAGAATCAAATATTGGACTTATCCAACTTCCAATTTTTCCTACAATAGTAGATATAAAAGTATAACCAACATATAAACTATGAACAGTCGTACCTCCATACATAATTGTGTCAACCCAACCAAATCCATCATAGGATTTAACAGTTTGATTTGTAAAAACAGCAGAAGTCATACCACCAACTTGAAAATGAACTCCCCAAGGATGTTGTACTCCAATCCATATTTTTTCATTAGTAGCAACTGAAATATTTAATCCTGAAACTGTTAAATTTATGTATTCGTCATGAGAAAAAATATAAGTTGATCCGGTGTAAATTAGTGCTCCAGGACTTCCTGAATTATCTCTTCGTATTGTTAATCTGACATTATCTCCCATACTACCAGTAATATGTTTTAAAGTAAAACCTGTTAAAGTTCCTGCTCTTGGAGGTTGAATACTTTGCATAGTTTCATTATAAATGTTATTAGTATAGTGAACAATAATAAATTCATCTGCATGATTTTCACCAGTAAAATCAGGAACTAATGGAAGTTTAACATTTGAACCATCAATATAAGCAGTACCAGTAAGACTTCCTGAAGCTAAAGTAGGAATCCAAGGTTGAACATTTTTAAGAGTATTTAATCCATCTTGAGTTGCAGCATTTTCTATATCTGATCCATCATCCCAATCAACATCAGAATCAAAAGTAATAGTCGGATTAGTTTGTTCATCAACAGTAGCTAAAGGATGTAAAGTTGTATCCCAAAGTGGCCCTTTAGTTTCAATATCTCCTGGAGAAACTAAAAGATTTATTCCATCAGTTGAAGTTCCTTGTTGAAAATCTGTTATTGTGGATTGAGTAATTTTATTTTTTTGAACTACAACTTGTTTAATATTAAAATTAATTTGATCTTCAATTTCATCACTTATATAAGTAATACTACTACCATCATATACATACACACCTTTATCAGATAACCAAACTAATAAAGGTATTCCATTAATAACTCTAATTTGAATAGATCGAACATCCACACAACCAATAGAAGGATCAATTTCACTATATCTATAAGTATCAGGTGTATTCCCTAATATTTGTCCCATTGATCTTCGATTAAACACAATTTGTCGTCCTAAATAAACAACAACTCCAGTAATAGGATCAATTTGACTACAATTTATAGTATTATCGGGATCAAAAATATCAGGAGTAAAAGGATTAGAATAAAATAAAGTATAAGGATCACCTGGTATACCAGCAATAAATAAAGATTCATTCCAAAGATTGCATAAAGTAAAAGCAGAAGGAATATCATTAAATTCAGGAATAGGAGTAAGTCCAGCATTTATACTATCAGTAAATGTGGTTGTAGTATTATCATTTATAGTTCCAATAAGAACATAAATACCATCATTGTCATCTCTATAAATATTTCTAGCTGTAACTCCATATCCACCTGTAGGAATAGCAGTTAGATGAACTGTTTGATCTGGCCCTGTAATAGTGTGTAAAGCTGATGCTGGCCCTCCATTAGATTCCTCTGATCCATAATAAACAAAAGTGATTTTATAATGATGACCACCAACAGGAACACTTCCACCACTTGAATCTGCTGCAAAAGTTACTCCACTTTGAGGAATTTGACAACCAATATCTTTAATTGTATTTGTTGGAAATGTATAACTTACTCCACCATAAGAAGTTGTACGATCATAAATTTTAGCTGTAACACCATTTGAAAAATAAATTCTATCTTGAATAGTAACAAATTCATTATACAAAGAATCAGATAGACCTGATAAAGCTTGATGTTCTATTTGATTTCCAGTACTGTAGTTTAGTATTCCATCATCAACAGTTAAAAGATGATGAACTCCATCAGAAAAAATAGCTTCATATTGATCTTTAGCAGAAGTAGAAAGAGTTGAATAAATTACACCGCCAGGACGTTTAGTAATAAGACCTTTAACTGATGTTTGAAGATTTTTAGTACCAGCAGTAAAATCAGCAGGATCAATAATATTTGAATCTACTGGATATTTAGTTTTTAAAGTTCCCCATTTTCCAATAGGAACAGAAATTTGTAATTTTTGCATTTATTTACTCCAGGTTGAAGAGTCTGGTATTGGTTTTGTCCAATTTGCATTATCTTTATTCTTTTTTGTCCATGAAGCATTATCTGGAGAATCTTTAGTCCAATTTGCACTATCTTTTGCTTCTTTATCCCATGAAGCATTATCAATTCCTTCTTTAGCCCAATTAGAAGGATCACTATTTTCTTTAGTCCAATTTGTTGGATCATTAGATTCTTTCAACCAATTAGTATGACCTAATTGTTGTTTATCCCAAGTATCAGAATTGATACTTTGCTTATTCCATGAAGTTGGTTCAACAAAATTAAATTCAATCCAATCTTTAATTTTTACAAACTCACTAAAAGTAATTGCAGGAAGAGTATGAGCAAAATAGTCAGTTAAAAATACAAAATCAATTAAAACTTTAGCTGAAACTTTTCCTATTTGTTCTGAAAAATTAAGATTATCTAGTAATAAAGGAAAGTTTCCAAAACCAATTTGCACACTTTCATTAATTGCAACTTGTTCTATTTTTAATAAAAATTCTTTTAATGTGAGATTTTCAACAGAATTTATAGTTTCTGATAATTGTTTTATTGTATCCCTAAAATAAGCATCATTAATTATTAAACTATCAAGAAAACCAGAACCAGGAACTTCTCCAGTTAAATCTGCTGTAGATATATGTTCAGACTTATTTAATTGTAATTCTTTACTAATAATCTCAACTAAATTAGTTGAATCTGCAATAGGTTTAAATACTGCTTTAGGTAATGGCCCTAAGTAATCATAGTCATAAACTCCAAATGAACTTTCTAAATAAGTTCGTAAAAAAGTAACTATTCTATCAAACGATGTATCTTCTACATTAAAAGAATCACTAAGAGAAAAAGCAAAACTTGCTGTTAATAAATCACTAAGACTAATACTTTCAGTTTTTAAAATTTGACTGAATATTGCAATAGAATCAGTTAAATTATTAGATTCTACAAATGTTCTATAAAAACTATTTAATAAATTAATTGATTCACTTAAAGATAAAGTTTCAATTTTAATTAAATCAATCTCTTTTACTAAAGTATCGGAAGAAGATTCTGAATCAGATAAAGATATAATAGAAACATTTGCCCCATATTTTACTGTGTTATAAAGAGAAGTATTATATTGCATTTTAATTAACGAGTGTCCCTGAAAATCCAGTTATAATTGGATTTGGATTACCCAAAATATCAATTACTTTTGTTCCTGAAGATACTGTAAGTGTTACATACGCAATATCATTTACGTCCATATCAGCTAAAACTGATAATGATAAAGTATCCCAAGGGCCAGCACCTTGTCTATACATTTCATAACTTCTATTAGAAGTTACTATTCTAAAATCAAATACATTTAATGTTGATCCATCTCCAGTACATACAAAAGCATTTAATTGATATTTACCAGTTATAGGAGCTACAAATTGATAAGTACCGGTATTATAATTTGATCCAATATCATATACTTCATTTGCAAATGGAATAGTAACAACAGTTCCATCTCCTGTACAATTAGATAAAGTTGCATTTAAATAAACTGAAAAACAAGGTTGTGCTGGTTGAGTTACTCTTTGTACAGCATCTATTTGTATACCTAATGTTCCAGCAGTAACAAAACCTAAAATATCTGTTCCAACACGGTACATACCAGTATTTGGGTCTAAAGCAAAAGTATAAGATGGAATATTAGCAGTACCATCTACTTCATATAGTGCATTTCCAACATTAACACGACTTCCATTAATATCAACAATAAGCACTCCAGAGACACAAAATCCTAAATTGTCTGCTCCTACTCTATACATTCCTATATTTGTGTCTGATGCAAATGTGTATGAAGGAACACTCGCTGTACCATCAGCTTCATATAATGCATTACCAACACTAACTCTAGTTCCACTAATATCAACAATGAGAACTCCAGCAACGGCTAAACCTAAATTATCTGCTCCAATACTATAAATACCTGTATTTGGATCATTAGTAAATGAATAAGAAGGAGAACCAGCAGTTCCATTTATATTTAAAAGAGCAGTATTAATTGCAACACTTGCTAAATTATTTAAAGAAGTAGTAGCTCTAGCAGTTATAGAATCGTACCAATTAGTTAAACTAAATCCAGTTTTTATTTGATTAACTATTTGAGCTATTCTATTTAAGATACTTGTTGCTGTATTTCCTGCTGCAACTGGAGTTATAGAAGCTTCTACTCCAACAAGATCAGTTTCAATTGCTTCAATTTCATCTTTTAAACTATTATGATGAGCAGCAATTATATCTAACGATACTATAGAACCTAATACATGAGAAGCTGCTGATGTTCCATCTACTCCTCTTGTACAAGTTGTAAAAGATGATCCTGTTTTTCCTGTATAAAAAATAATTTCAGTTTCTATAGTTATATATCCGGCTGTTGGAAATCCTGTAGTACTTACAACATTAACAGTTGTAGCTCCAGAAGTTAATGGATTATCTGTTAGAGATGTACTTAAGTTATTAGCAGCAATACTTAAATCAGCATCTCCAGCAGCAGAAGAAGGATATTTTGCTGACATTAAATTATCCTAATGTTACCTGCCAAGTAATTTGTAAACTATCAGATGCACCTTTATTTATAACACTAAAAACTTGACGAGCAAACATAGTTCCACTTGAACTAGCAGAAAATAAACCTGCTTCAGTAATAGCTCCAGTATCAGTTCCAGCACCAAATGTAGCAACATTTTGCCATACATTACTGTTTGAAGTAAGAGTACCTTGAACTCTTGTTGCTAACTCACTTGTTAGTGCTACATCACCAGCATCAGGGCCACCACCACCAATACCAACTCCAATATAAGACATAAATTTGCCTGCTTGAGATGCAGCAGCTAACCATGCAGCTAAATAAACTTTTCCAGCAGTAACAACTAAATTATTTATTTCTCTAGCATCTTTTATATTTCCATCTTTATCTTTTAGAACAATATTTATATTGCCTTTAATTTTAATAAACTCTTCCATTATAATTTCTCCTGATATTATGGTTAAAAAGGATTCCAACCAGGAATCCCCATATTAAATCCAATTGGTGAATCAATATCTAATTTCCAACGTTGATCTGAAGAATGTTTCTTAACCCATTTACGGCCTTCTCCAATACAACGTAAATATTCTGCATGGTGTTCATCAGCTTTATCATCTTCTTCTTCTTTTGACCATGCTTTCCACAAAATAAATTCTACAATAGCTTCACTAAGTTCTTCAGGAAGATTAATACTATCACTAGTTAAAGTTAATGGTGTAGGTTTAGATTTATAATATAACCAAATTTGAGTAGCATTATCAGCATCAGGAGCAGGATGAACATACAAAGTATTGTTCCAAATCCAATATCTTTGATTTCCCCCTTGATCATCAACTTCATCACTTAAAAAATTTGGTACTTCTTGCATAACTTTTTCTAAATTGGTTGGATAAATTCTTCTCCAGTTGTCTCTGCCATCAGTATTAGGAATATTATGCATCATTCCTCTTACTGAAATACAATCTGAAGGAAGAGGATAATCTGTCTGTCCTTGAACTAAAGTAGTATAAGCAGAACTTTCTAAACATCTAGTTCTATTTGCATAATCTAATTCTGCTCTATTTGCATGACGAAGTAATTCTGCATCACTCCAAAAACTAGGGTTTATTTCTAATAACTCTCTTCGTGCATCTATTAAAAGGGTACTAAGAAGCATTTTCTTTCTCCTTATTTTTATTTATCATCCGAGATATATCCATAATATCATCTCGTTTCATTGGAATACTATCCATAGATTTTCCTTCAATCATAACTTTAACAGGTTCTTGACTTGCTTCTCTAATAGCTCTTCCAACAGGGTCTAACTCTTTTATAAATCTTGTGTTGTGATGTTTACAGTTTTTATCAAAACAAGCACTAAAAATAATAGATGCTTTTTTCGATGTAACATATCCTCTGCTAATAAGAATATCTACAGTACGTCTCCATCCTGCTTTTTTAATGTGACCAATAGAATCATAAATTATAAATTCAGGAACCCAATATCTATCAGTTCCACAAATAGATTCTACTTTAAAATCATCAATATAAAACAA